CTCGGGCTCAGGCTCGGGCTCAGGCTCGGGCTCAGGCTCGGGCTCAGGCTCGGGCTCCGCTGCAACCTCAGGCTTTGGCGCCTCCACGACTCGACCGGTGCTCGCGTCGACGTCCAGAGTTTCCATATCAGACCGGGCGGCCAGTCGTTCCGAAAATCGGAAGATGGGGCCGTCGGGTCTCTTTCGTACACACTTGATGATGTCAGACATTGAAAATCTCCTAAAAAGGACGAGGTGGCGGGGACCCCGAAGGGCCCCCTCCAACCTCTAGGGGGTTAGCCTTCCAGACCTGCGATGTCGGCCACCACGGCCCACACACGCAGTTTCCCGGCGGTGACAGCCGTAGCCGTCACGGTGCCGCACAGGATGTCAAGAGTGTCAGTCGTAGCGCCAGCGGCACCCGTACCAACAACCCATGGACCACCCACGGGATTCGGGGGTAGATAATCGGTGGCCACGTAAGACGCGCTTGCACCAATATCCACTTCCGTCACGAACTGGTCGACATCGCCGCCAGTCACACCGAGTCCGACAGGGAGGGCGGCTACGCCCACCACGGTCTCAGTGACTTCGATACCCGCGCTGATGACCACCGAGCCCTGAGGCACGTTAATCGCTTGGATAATATCACCGGTAGCCAGAACACCGTCGCCTTGGGCGACAAGTTCTGCACTGACAGTTGCGAGATCAATCTCATTTTCGATGACACCGACCTTGGCACCAAGGGCGGGAAACGCCCCTCGTGTCATGGTAACTACTGAGTCTGCTGCAATAGACATGATCTATTCCTCTATCTTTCTGGGGTAACTAATTACGGAGTGGAGTAGCTTGCGAACAGCACGCCGAGAGCCTCTGGCTTGACGACTTCATAGCCGTAAACCTGAAGACCGCGATGGAGCATTCCGAACCCGTTCGGGTTGTCCTGCACCTTGCTCTTGATGAGCTGCGTGGCGAACGTAGTGGCGTCCTTGTGGCCGAACATCATGTACGTGCCGTTGGTGGCATCGCCATCCAACAGGTTGGAGTGGAAGACCGTAAAGCGGTCAATCATTCCCAACAGTCCGTTACGCATGATCGACGTAGCATCACCCGCGAGACTTGCGTCCTTGAGGTCAGACTTTTTGATCATGCCCGCTGCCCATGAGGACAGAAGGAAGAAGCGGCCCGTTTCAGGGACGTTCTGTTCGTCGAGGATCGTTCCTGCGTCAACGATCTTGCCGAGGACGTTCTCTTCATGGAGAGCGAACGGAGTTCCCGCCACACCCATGTTGAAACTGCCTGTGATGCGTCCCGCTGTCGCGCCTTGGTTGTCGGCGTGAGCGTCAGCATAGATGTCGCCCAACACGTCAGTGTCAATGGCGATCTTCAGCTGCTCGGAAGCATCCGTGGTCCACTCGTTGACGAAGGTCTTGAGGTCCGTTTGGACTTCATCAAGATCATCGGTCACAAACGACCAGTATTTACCCTTGTCGATCTCTAGCGAGACCGACGGGGATTCAGGCTGTTCGTTGACAAGGGTCTGACCCTTAACGTAGTCACGAATAGTCATGTCAGGGCGTTGTCGAATGTAGACGGTGTCACCCATCTTCTTGATAATGCCCTCGTACATCGTGTTGGTGATCTTCGCCAAGCACGTTGCGTCGTAGTATTTGACCAGTAGTTTACCAGCCCACAACTGTGGGATGTACCGCATTGAAGCGGAGCCAATGTCTACCTTACCTGCTGCTACAGGATAACCCATTTTCATCTCCTAGTTTCACAATAGCGGCAGGAAGGAGACCTTAATCAACCGGGGCGAACCCGGCCTTCCAGAACCGCTGATTCAATTATAGCTTCACGCTTCTTCATCACCGTCTCGCGACCGACATATTTGCCTCTGGCCACATCAGAGAAGAACGTGCTGATTTCGCTTTCGCGAAGCATGGGCTTCTCCTTAGGAGTTGTACGAACCGCTCCACCGCTAGACCGAGATGGTTTCACCGGAGGTAAAACCTTCCCATTACCGTTTGGAGGCGCACTCGTCGCGCCACCACCACCTGTGCTGCTCTCGTAGACAGTGAACAGAGACGCAACGCGCCCCACATCACCCGCCGCGTAAGCCGCTTCGCCAATTTCTTTGTACCTCCGACCACTGGCAGGGTCGACTTGGTTCAGAAAATCAACAAATAACGGGTCGTTGTCGTTGACGGCCTTAGCACCGGGGTGCTCCTTCTCAATCGCGCCCCACAGAGAGTCTTGTTCGTCGTGTACAACACGACCTTCAAGCTGCTCAATGCGCTGCCTGAGCTGAGTAACGACGGGGGACATTACTGCCTCCGCTTCGCCTCTAGCCAACCGCGATTGAAAATTAAGGATGTCCTCGTCGTACTCTTCCAGTTCGTCCTTCTTCAGGTGGCGTTTGAAGCCGCCCTCAGGAGAAGCCGCACCAGAATTTACGTCGCCCGCAGGACTATTGTCCCGCTGCGCTGTCGTACGAGCCATGGCCTCCACCTGACCTCGAAGATAATCGAGGTCGCGTGTAAGCCGCGGAACTTCCGCGTTGTATTTGCCGAGCAGGGTGCTGTACTTCTGCTTCCAGTCGAGACCGGGAGCAGGGGTTTCAGTACCCGGTTCTTCTGTACCTGTAACTCCGTCACCTTCGAGAATGGACGAGTCGTCCACTTCGTCGGTTTCTGGCGTCCCGGACTCCGGCTCAGTCTGGTCCCCGTCTGTGGTGTCGTCGAGTTCGTCAAGGGTCGAAGTTACGTCTTCGGTCTCCTTGTTCTCGGCGTCCCACGCGGCTTCCGCTTCGTCGGCGATTCGTTCCGCCTCTAATACTGCTTCTGGCAGTGGCATGTGTCATCTCCTGCTGTGCGCCCGCCCTAATCGGGTATGGGCCTTATTTTGGTGAGCAGTCTCGCTAGGTCGTAGCGGCTGAACCCTCCGGTTTGTTTCGGGCTATCCGCGTAAGGTGTTCCCTTGACGTATGGATAGCGTCTATCAATTCTTGTAAAACGATACACTTACCTTGGTTACGGTACAAGTCGTTTCCGTCAAGTACGTCGCCCGTGACACGGTGTTCGGCAAGCGAACCCTCCACCCACTCGATGAAACGGTCGAACCGTCCGTCCGTGTATATCGCGTCTAAATCTTTGCAAAGTTGTTCGTCAGGTTTAAGCACCGGAGTTGTCCTTCTTGGGTTTCTCGTCGCTGCTCTCGTCATCGCCGCCCTCGAGGGCCACAAGACTGTCAACGCCAATCTGCGCGGCAACGGCACGGTCCTTGATGGCCTCGGCCTCTACCTTCACGCCCTTGATCTCAAGGTCGATGCCCTTGGACTCGGCGTCAGCCTGAACCTTGGCGGCCTCGATCTGGAGTTTCGTCTGCTCGATCTGGAGTTTCTGGGTGTCGATCTGAGTCTGGGCCATAACGGCCTGAGCCTGAGCCTGCTTGAGCTGAGCGTCGGCCTGTGCCGCGGCGGCCTTGGCCTGCTCTGTCTGCTGTTTGGCCTGCTCTGTCTTCATCTGCTCCTGCTGCATCTGCTCCTGACGCTTCTCGTCTTTTTCCTCAACGTCACGCAGCTGTTCGTCGGTCAGGGTAAGTTCTTCTCCCGGGATCTCGAGGGTGGCGGCCGTTTCACGCAGCACAGAAGCACGGTTCTTCATGCCGACGATCTTCATGTCGGTGTCATTGGCGGTGGTCTGGAGGAACTCCATGCGGCGTTGGCTCATCTGCTCGCGCATCATGACCGCGACGACGCCCGTAGGCACCACATCCACGTCCCCCTTAAACTCAGCGCCGAGGTACTGCTTGTTCCACTCGAACTGGCGCCGGATGGCCCCGCGGATGACGTTCTTCTCGACGTCCATGAGAACGCGTTTGATGCCCTTGGCCGCAGCACTCATCAGCATCGACAGACCACTAGAGGTTCTCCCTGCCCCAGCTACGCGCTCATTTCCATAAGCATAGGCAGGAATCCCCGTATAGTCGTCCGCCAGTGCCGCGAACCTGTCATAGATCATAAGCAGCTCTTTGGCGTTGGACGGGATATTGAAGAACCGCAAGGCCGGGGAAGCGTTGTTACCTTTGTTCGTTGTCTGCCAGATCTTGTGAGGTGTCATATTTTCTATGTCCTCGCCGGGCAACAACCGGTTCACGTCGACCTCAGTCTGCGGTCCAGATGACAAGGCAAGGTTGTTCACCAGTGACCGGATGGACGCGTTACAGATCTGCTGCAAGTCGTCCATGAGTTCGGGAACCCCCTGATACCAGAAAGACCCGGGGATCTTGGCCCACCCGGTCTTGAAATAGGGACGCTCCCCGAGAGGGTCGTCGTTGAAGTCCACATAGATCAGCTTCTTGCCAATCATAATGGCATTGACCTCGTACTCGGCGAGGGTGTCTAGGGGCTCACCCTTGGGGTCCTCCTCGGTGCCGTGGTCCATGAGCATCTGGCCCTGAACCGAGCACCAGAACTCCAGTCCGGGGATCGTTTCGGAAAATCCTTGTTCGTTATCAGGCTCGCGGTTCTCTGCGTCTTCGCGGTCCTCTTCGAGGTCGTCCTCGGTGACGTCAGTCGCGGAGAGCTGCACGGACTCCGCCAGAACCTCGTCGATGGCGTCAGCGTCGTACCCCGGCTGGTCTTTGAGATCAATGAGACCGCGACGGGTAAACTTGATGCGCTCTACGAGTGAGCCCTTGTTCACGCAGGACATGTCGGGACCCGGGTACAGGTCGAAGGGGGACACGCGCTCGTATTCCGGCACCGCCTCCTCCACCACGCTCACGTCGTTACGTTGGGACTCTTCGTTCCACGTCCACTGCTTCTTACGCCTGATCCGGGCGATGGGGCCTTTGATAACGGCGGCCTTGAGGGTCACGAGGTCGGATACAAACTCTTCAAACGCCTCGACCCACCCGCCCTCGACCATCTGGTCGTGGATCTTGGTCTCCATGCGCTTGGTGCGGCTGTCCACCTCGTACTTGGTCTGCTCGTCGATTTCCTTTTTGACCTCGTTGGCCAACTCGCGGATCTGAGCGCCCGAAATCTGACCGCCTTCGCCTGCCTGCTCCTGCGCGGTGGAGAGCATGCGCTGGATACGGCCCTGAGTCTCGGCCATCACGGTGGGGAGTATCGAAGGGTCGGGAGTCGGATCAGGGGTAGTGGTAATGGCCCACGGCTTCTCGGTGGAGGCCATGACGTCAAGGAACCACGCCTCAGCTGCGCGACACTTTACCCCGGAGAGCCCCATGAAGATCTCACTGCCCCCGAAGTCCTTGATGGCGGCCAGCTTCTCTTCGTCGTAGTCAGAGTTCCGGGCGCGGAGGTTCGAGACCATCTGAGACTGGATGCCCTCTTCACGCTTGTGGCGTTTATTGAGCTCCCAGATATTCCAGAGGTACCCCGTCAGACCGACGATGCTGTCAGACTCGTTGTCGATGGCGAAGTCGGCGTCGGCCCGCATCGCGTCCACGACCGAGTCGCGGGTAGCGAGGCGTAGCGCACCCCCGGTGAACTCCGGTTGGGTAGCAACGGGCTCGTCGTTCGGTGGAAATGCGTCGTCTATTGCCATGGGTAAGTCCTTACACTTGCCGGATGTTACAGTAGGGGGCTGTCAAGAGTCAAGCCCACCCACGGGCGGGCGCCGCCTTTACCTTCCGACGTACCCCGTGGTTGCCGAAAGAGTCTGTCGACTTGTCCAGAGACGCAGACCGCATGAACGAGCAACCGTATTGAAGCGCATCGTGAGGGTGACTGTATTCGTTCTTGTCGGGGGTCTCCGCGAACCGGTCGCTCCCGGAGAGCCGCATCTTGCGATAATGGTACCCGCTGATGAAGCCCTTGCGGAGAACTTTACAGGTGGGGGAGAGCAGGAATCCGGGCTCGCCGTCGGTCATCTTGGTCATGAACCACGCCACCGCTTCCCGTCGAATCGAAAACGCGTTGGAGGGGGCGGGGTCCGCCGGGAGCCCCTGCATCTCTAAAATCTGGTAGCAGGTCGTCTCGTCCCCTTGGGCCCGTGCCACGCCCGCCGGGTCCCCGACGCCGTAGAAAGTGCAGCCCCGGTACTTCTCCTGAAGCAGGAAGGGCTTGATCACGTCGCGGGCGAAGCGTTCGATGCCCATGTCCTCGCTGATCAGTTCGTCGAGCACCTTGAGCTGACCCCGGGGGCTCTGCTGCAAGAGGATACACGCGGGCGTCAGCCCGAAATCGTACGCCAGCAGCACCGGGATGCCGCGGTAGGGCTCCAACTCGACTTTGGCCAAGTGGGTTTGGTCGCTGTATTCCGGGTACACGGGCTTCCCAGTAACGAGCGCCCCGTATTCCCCCATAACAAATACCTTGATCCACTCGAGGTCTTTGCCGCCGATCTGGTTCAAGTAGTAGTCGAACCCTCCGGGCAGGTACTTGACGTTTTCTGCGGCCAGCGGGCCTTGGGTCCCGTCGTTGGGCACGTACTCAGGAGGCGCGTCCTTGTCCTTGCTCTTTACTCGGATCAGCGCAGGAGGTTGCTGGAAGAACTCGTAGCCCCGAGGCTGTTCAACCTCAGCGAGGCGGTACCACCAGTGGGTGTCGTCAGGAGGGTTGGTGTCCATCGTAATGCCTCGCCACGTGGGGCCGAAGATCACGGTCTCGTCGTCCACGGGGTCGAGAACAGTTTTCGGGTACCGTCCAACACGGGTGGTGAGTAGTTTGAGCACCGTCTCGCGGATTTCAGAGGCTTCGTTGATGAAGGCCCCAGTCAGCTCGAGGGACTTGAGCTTCTTGGCGTCGTCGTCCTTGTCGAGCGCGAGGAACAGGAACTCCGCGTCGACCTTGGTACCGTCCGGGAGGTCCACCTTGAGCGTGCCTCCGATGAGGGCGCCCCGGGTGACCGGACACACGCTCGGAGGTATCCACTCCTCGAAGGTCTTGAGCGTGGTGGACAGTAGCTCGGGGTAAGTGTTACGGATCAGAGCCCAGCGCGTCCTGCGAACCCCGCCCGCGTCGGGCTCCTGCTCACAGGCCCGGACATACAGCTCCATGATGTTGGCCACCGTCTTGCCCCCGCCCACCGGACCCATCAACCCGCGAACGAAGGCACGCGACTTGTGGAACAGGGAGCAGGTGTAATGCGCCTTGTAGTGCTTGGCAATATGTTCGGGTTCTTCCATTACCAGTTGGTGGTTATGGCGGACCGAGCCCACACGCTGTTCGTGATACACAGGTACTCGAAATCAGCGTCGTAGGCCCGCTGCCCTTGGATGCCCGTAGACAGATAGGTCGCAGGCGGCGGAACCCAGAGGCCGACGCCCCCGGGGACGTTAACCTCGAGGGCGGGTCCAACCCCGAAGGCGAGCGTAGGCACGGGCAGGTCCCCCGTGAAGTAAGTCCACGTGCCCTCGACGGGGGTCGCGGGATCATCGGACGTGTAGTATTCAGGGGCGGAAGGTGCGGCGTTAGTTACCGTGTCGAGATACCACGAGGTCTGGGCATGAAAGAGGCTATAGCCGAAGGGTCCCAAGTACCACGGCTTCCCGTCGAACCGCGTGCTCTGCTCGACGTAATCTCCATTGAGGGACGTCGTGCCCCCTCCGGTCACCACCACCGTTCGGTAATTGGTCACCCCCACCGCAGGGCCGGAGATCAGGCCCGTAACCGTAACGGCGCTGACCGTAGCGGTACCGGCGGTCACGGCATCGACATCGAGGTCGCCGTCAACGTCGAGGTCGCCGTCAACGTCGAGGTCGCCGTCAACGTCGACAGGCGCGTCGATGACCAACTTCGGGTCGTCTGTGGACCCCTCGGTGCCGGAGATCGTTTCCACTGAAATATTTACCGCGGTGTCCGGGTGGTAGACCGTGTCGAAGAACACGAGGAAGGTGTTGGTGTCCACGGGTAGACTCGAGATCTCAGAATACGTGGAATTGGTGTTGTACGTCCAGCCGACCGACTCCCAGAACGCGGACCCCGTGATCATGGGCCCCCGGGTGAGGGTTACGCGGAGCTGTTCGTTGGAGGCAACTCCGAACGGAGAGTCCACCGGAACGTCGAGCCAGAAGGGAGTATCATCAGGCTTGCCCGCGGTGTCGTAGGTAACCCGGGAGGACCATCGCGACCGACGGTTACTCTCGCGGGTGACCAGCACGTTGATAATGAACGACTCCCCCGCAGCCCCAGCGTCCTGAACCATCTGAAGGGCGAGATTGGTAACCATGCCCGAGCGGCCCATACGCAGGATCTGCCACATGCCGCTCGGGTCCTCTAAGAAATCTCGGTAGGTGGTAGTGGCATTGGTGTACCCGTTACCGACGTACGTCGCGTCGGAGAGCTCGGAACGCAGCAACTCAATGCCGCGAGCGTCGGTTATCGGGAAACCCCCGTCACCCTTCTTGGACGCCTGTATCTGAGTGCCCACTCTCAGGGTCCCGACTGTCAGCTTTTCGTACTTCGCTGCACAGGCCACCGAAGCCGCCACGACCAAGGCGGACACCGTTAAGATCGTCAAAAGTTCCCTGCGTGTGTTCATAGGTCCTGTTGCCTCCGGGTATCTTTATCTTGGGCGGTATCCCCACCCGGGTTTGTAAAAAGGCCGCCAGTTGCTCGACGGCCGCTGAAGACTCCACCGTTAACACGGGGTGCTTGCAATCAACCGCGCAGAGCGGCCGGAGCAGGGTGGAGCTATACATGAAATTAAGAGTCTCGGTCGCCAGTTGCTCGTACAGGGCACAATTATCCACGACTGTTATCTCCTAGGTTACGGTCCAGTTCATCGCCCATGACTACCAGCCCCCTCCACCCTGCCGCTGACCCCTCATCGCTGCCGGGGGGCGCGGCTGGAAGTACGAAGGAGCCCTCGCGGCGTCTCTCCCGAGGGGGTAGGGGCGCGGGGGTGCCCCGTAACCCGGGGAATAGTCCACTTGGTCGGGGGACATCGACGGATCATCAAAATAGTTGTCAAACAGAGTGGGGGGACCCTCGTCCCAGCCTGCGGCCCCTTCGATCCCGGCCCATCCGTAGAAGGGCTGCCCTTGATCGTTGTAACCCCCCGCAGGAACCGTGGGGTCGTTAAAATAGTTATCATAGTCCTCGCCCGACATCGGCGCGTTCTCATCGAAGTAGGCAGGAGAGGGCTCCGGGTTCGCGGCGTCGTAAACGTCGATGCCGCCTCCGTCATACGGAGACCCGTCGGCGTTAAACATCATGTCGTCGCCGACCATGGGGCCCTTGGTATTAGGATATGGAAGGGGTGACTTGTCAGGGCCGGGGCCGAGTCGGTCAGAAACACCATGAGTCCCCGCGACAGAGTGGTACCCCGAGTCCTCAGGCAAGGGCGCAAACCCGGACCCCGGAGTCGAAGGAGCGTTGTTACCTCCCCCTCCCGCCATACCAAGGTTCCCGCCGGGGCGGTTCTTAAAACGAGACACCTGATTGTCCCACGCCCCCTTAGACGCGTCAGATGAAAAAGAATTAGCGGCCCAGTTTGTTGCCATCGTTCAAGTCTCCGTGGTTATGTGAGAACAATACACCAGCAACAGGGGCCGGGTCAACCGTCCACGTAGACCGCCACCTTCTCAGGCGCACGGTCAGGATCATGAGGCGGCGGCGACACCGTAGCGTAGCCGACGGGTCTCCGGGAAGCGGGGGG